CGAGCCAGCCGTCACGCTTAGGGAGCTCCTTGACCTGTGGCTTATCACCAAAGAGCAGTTGAAAGAGATGGGCAGCCACCGCGAGCATCAAGGCGGCGATGGAGAGGAGACAGAAGATGATGAAGGTGTCAGCGGCGGCGTTGCTCATGAGTGGTGAATCCTTGTGATGGTCATGAATTGGTCTGGGGTGTATGTGGTGAGGCCCGTGAGGCGGTTGGCGGCAAGAGCGAGTGAGGTGCAGACATGGATTGAGGGCGAGGCATAACCGCCCAGGATGCGGGTCAAGTATGCTCGGCTGATCTGAGCCTCATCACATAGATGGGTTAAGGTGTAGCGCTCGACCTTGAGGTCTGTCTTGAGCTTGTCTCTGAGGGTCATGGTGACCTCCTGTTTGTTGGTGGTGAGTACTGAGTTATCATCTCCTTTGACATTGTGTCAATGTTTATTTGCAACTTAATTCCAATCTGCCTTGACCCAAGTAGCAGGTTGACATATACATAAAGCTCCACCGCGACAAGGAGCTCCCCATGAAGGAAGCAGACGTAAGGCGGGCCATTGGGCTCGACACCACCCTCACCACCGCTCAGAAGTACACGCTCATCATGCTTCTCACTCGACTCGACTGGGAGACATGGACAGGCCAAGTGAGCGCTCATGATCTCGCCACCATCAGCACCCAAGCAGACCGACAAGTCAAGCGGCACATGGCAGCGCTCAAGCGCGCTGGATGGATCGACCGCATGAGCAACCGCCGCCCTGACACGCCCCGCCTCAACCACAAAGCTGACACCATCCTCAACACAGAGCTCGTGGCTGCGATTCTCAATGGTAGTGTCAAGAAAGACACTAGTGGCGAAAGTGACACTAGTGGCAAGAAAGACACTAGTGACAAAGTGGCACCTCAGACCACAAATGTCACTAGTGGCGAAAAAGACACTAGTGGCGAAAGTGACACAGGAGTAGTGGCGAAAACGACACTAGAGGGGTGTCAAGAAAGACACAGGGGTAGTGGCGAAAGTGACACAGGGGTAGTGGCGAAAACGCCACCCAATATCAATATAGATCAATATAATATCAATATAGATCAACCTGTCTTCAATGAGGCTGAGCCTGAGACTGAGAGCGCACGCGAAGCTGAGGAGGAGCTCAGAGCCGCTCAATGGGATCAGATCATGGCCAAGGCTGAGGAGCTCCCGCCACCACCTCCCAAGCCAACTGAGTCACAGCGTGAGGACGGTTTATATATTCTCAGTCATATCAATGATGATCTTGAGTACAGGCGTGAGGTCTATCGTGAGATCACTCATCACAAGCGGCAAGACATAAGGGACGCTCTGTGGGCGCGGGGGAATGATGAGCTGTTCACCAAGATGATGGGCGAGCTCATCGCCCCACGCTCAGCCATTGACTGGGTGACGTCTATCGCCTCAGGCCACAAGCCAAGCATTCCCACGCCAGCGGCGCCACCTCCCAAGCCAACCACTTGGACGATCACCATTGACCAACAGCAGAAGATCAAGGAGGCTGACAGCGCATGGCTTAGCGCCGACTATGGAACAGCAGACAAGAAGAATGGAGGATGGCATTGATTGATTATCACAACATCACAGCAGAGAACTTCCCCGCTGAGGAGTGGCTCAGCTCCTCAGGCTACCTCAGCACAACGCCGCTCCCTTATTGCGGTGAGTGCTTTGAGGGGATTGTCTACGAGAAGCCACCACCACCAACCGCTCCCATCGCTCGCCGCTGCCCAACATGTACCCCGCTCCGCTCAAGGCTCAAGCGATTGGAGGAGGCCCGCCTCCCCTTCCTCGCTCATCAGCACACCTTGAACGGCTATGAGTGGGACAGCCCAGAGCAGCGGGACAGGGTGGGCGCTGTGCTCGATTGGATTCACGGCAACACCGACCCCATTGACAAGCCCGCCGTCATGTTGTGGGGCAAGCCTGGCAACGGCAAGAGTACCATCCTTCATATCCTCGCCAAGCACGCGATCTTCGAGGGCAAGCGCGCTCTCTTCCTCACCCATGAGGGGCTCTTTGCTGATATCCGCGCCAGTTGGAAGGCCAACAGCCTCAACCTCCATGACATGCTTGAGAAGGTTGACCTACTCTGTCTTGACGAGCTCGGCGGCCTTGGAGGTGGCGGGCGGTGGTCTGATTGGTACAGGTCACAGACTAGAGAGATGATTGGCGCCATATATGACAGGTGGGCAGCCAAGACGCTCTCCGTGGTGGCTACGTCTAACCTTGCTCCCAAGACGATCATCCATGACCTGTGTGACAATAACAGCGCCGTGAGGTCGAGGCTTGGCGCGATCTTTGGGCGGCCTGTTCAGATGCTCGGCCATGATCGGCGCGCTGGCGTTGATGATGGGTGGGGTTAAAGCTACGCTCAGCTCATAACCTAAACAGGAGCTGAACATGGGTAAGAAGTGCATCTTGACCGCCAAGGAGGACATAAAGGTCACCTCCAATGGATGGATCGTCAATGGGGAGCGGCGCGACAACCTAGACAACTGCACCCTCAAGCCTGGGACGACCTTCACCATGCTCGTGGAGGACATACCCAACACGCCAAAGCGCTCCAAGCCAAGCGCTCCCTCAATCCATGTGGAGCACGTCCCCGCTCCTCCTCCTCCACAGGAGGCGAGCTCCGCAGCTCCTCAGCCTCAGCCCCAAGCTCAAAGCCTCCAGCTTCCTCCTGAGCTTCAAGAGGTCAAGGAGCTCATGGATCTGTATCAGAGCGCTCAAGGCTTTGGGCCTTATGTCGCAATTCTGTTAGTGGCTTATGTAGGCTGGCAGAAGCTCAACAAGAAGAATCAACAAGGCTGCCAACAATGCCAAGAGCGTGAGCGCCTTCATCATCGCGTTCATCATGATCCCGCCACCTGTCCTCAATGCATCTCAGAGCGTCATGGCCAAGAGGCGGCTCATCCCCTCGATGCCCCAAACTGAATCACGGACTGCGCTGGCATAGTTCCGAATCTCAGCCTGAGCGTGACCGTCCAGCCTCAAGCTCAGGAAGTGGATGAGCGCGTGAAGTGAGCAGCTCCAATAACACTCACTCATCAGCGACAGCGGGAGCACCGTTCGAGCTTGCTCTTTCGCCACACCAATGCTGAGGAGCTCCTCATAGCTCTTGAAGGCTTGCTCAATCGCTCGCTGATAGATGAGCTGAGCGCTGAGCGCTGCGTCATCCTCAAGCGGCCCCGCTGATCCTTGCTTGACGCTCGCTGAGCCTTGCCTCCACTCGCTTGGCTCCCACGCCTCATGATCAAATTGGACATAGCGCCCGCTGATCTCATTCCAAGCGCAGCCCACCTGGTGCTTCATCCATTGACGCAGCACAAAGACAGGGGCCTTGATGTGAAACTGGAACTGCATATGCCGAAAGGGTGAGGTGTGCTTGTGCTTCCATAGGTAGCTGATCAGCCGCCAGTCATCCTCATTCAGCTCATCGCTCATACGTCCCATTGAGACGCGAGCGCTGTTCACTACGCTGAGGGGCGAACCCATCACAGCGAGGAGTTTGACGCTCCCTCCATCTATTGCAATCTGATCACTCATCATCTACGGTCACCTCGTTGATGTGTTATAGGGTCGGACATCGGGGGCGGCGCCGTGTGAGTGTTGCGGCGCTGCCCTCACTAATCTAATGGAGGACAGAATGAATCATGTGATCTTGATTGGCAACCTTGGACGCGACCCAATAGCCAGGGGCTCTGAGCGTAACATCGCCAGCTTCTCCCTCGCGGTCGAGCACAGGAAGAAGGGCGGCGAGAAGCAAACCCAATGGTTTGACTGTGTGGCCTTTGGCAAAACAGGGGCGGCCCTCCTCGCTCACGCCTAGAAGGGTGACAAGCTCGCCATCACAGGAAAGATCAAGACCAAGGTCTGGGAGCGCGATGGTATTAAGCAGCAAGACCTAGACATTGTGATTGAGACTTGGCAGTTTGTGGGGAGCAAGCCCACCTTAAACGCCATCAGCAACCAAGGCCCCGCCTCATGGACACCTGATGGAGATCAATGGCCTTGACCTCTTAGCTCCTCGAGGAGCTCCCCAACGAATGGACTAGAATGACGAATGTACTAAACCCCCAAGAGATCATTGGCGCCCGCCTCGCTGAGATGCGTGACCCCATGATCAGAATGCTTATGTTTAAGCTGCGGCTAGAGCCTCATGACGCTGAGGACGTATTCTCTGAGGTCACCCTCTATCTCCTAGAGAATGGCCCCCGCCTCCTCGATATGGAGAAGGAGATGAGCGGGGCGATCCGCAAGCTCACCCGAATGAGGGGGCTCAATCATATCCGCGACAACAAGCGGATCGTTCATGGGTGGCTTCACGTTTGGGAGGAGTGGGGACTGCTGCCAAGTGATGACAGCCCTGAGCGCTGGGACGATCAGATTGATCTAGAGCTCATCGCCGCTGACGTGCTCGAATCTGTTGAGCGCCCTTCTCATAAGGCTCCATTGGCTGCCATCATGGCGGGGGAACAGATCAATGTTGTGGCGCGTGAACAGGGGTGGAATCAAAACACCCTCCACAGCGTGTGGAAGCGCATGAGATACAGGATGAAGGCAAAGTATGAGCAAGAAGAAGTCTAAAAAAGACCTTGAGGCGCTCAAAGATATGGCGGCGCGTGAGGCTCTTGTCGTTGACTCTAATGATAAGTCACAGAAGACAAACGTAGGCGCGCGCGCGACCCCCAAACACGGCCCATATTCCCGCAAGTATGAGGAGAAGACTCATCAGCTCCTCACCTACCTGGCTCAAGGCTATAGCAAGGAAGCGGCTTGTATTGGCGCCCACCTCAACCGCCCCACGCTTTACAAGTGGCTGAGCGAATACCCAGACTTCGCGGAAGAGGTCGAGGACGCTCAGTTCATGGCTGAGGGTCACGTCCTCGCGGAGCTCCGTGGGGCGATCCAGCGGAAGGATGACACCAAGGCGCTCATGTGGCTCTTGGCCAAGCTTCGCCCTGATCGCTATGGGGACAGGAAAGAGGTTGAGATCACCACCAAGACCAATGACGGCGTTCAAGAGGTGGTGGCTATGTTCGAGCAGACAAACGACATGCTTGAGGACAAGACTGACGAAGAACGATGAACCGCCCTCCCCTGACTAGCCACCACAACTAGTCAAGGAAGGACAACTCAAACAGGCAGGAGCTTGTTATGACATACGCCAAGCTTGAGATCAACCGCCCCGCGCTTACCGCCACTTGGACAAAGGCCCAAATGGAGGCCGCTGTGGTGAGGATTCATCAGCGCTTCCAAGGCTTGTTCACCTCGATCATAGAGAGCGCAGATTGGGCCAACTATCGCTTAGTCGATCACCCGCTTGAGGCGGGGCGCCCATCATGGCCTGACCCTGGAGAGTATTGTGATCTAGTCCTCCAACGCCGTGAGGGTGAAGCGGTGGCTGCGGTCGAGATCAAGACGCGCCACATCAAGATGAGAGATGAGCGCACCGCTTGGATGGTCGCTGATGACGTGCTCGACCACATGAGCTCACAGCTCACTAAGCTCCAGACCATCGCTCACCGAAGTGACGCGCTGTGGATTGTGGCCATTGGCCTCTATCGCGTCCCCTTTCAAGCGGCGGCGATCAACTTCAACACGCCCTTTGACTTGGTTTTGGTGTGGGGACGTGACGTGGGGAGAGATTCACCAATGGGGCGAGCGCGCTTCCGCAGCCTCAGCGACTTTGACAAGGCGGTCTGTGACTTTAAGGAGCCCGCTCGCTTCTTCGAGGTCAAGGGCCTCCCTCGCTCAGCCTCAGCAGCTCCCCCTCCTCAGTCTGTGACCCATGACCTTGAGGCGCTCATCAGCAAGGCTCCACTCCATGAGAATTGTCGGCTGGCTTTGCTCTGCATCTTGGATTGGCCTGACGAGCTCCTCAGCTTGAGGACGTATATGAGAGAGCGCGCCACAGAGGACGCCACAGAGTACAGCCTCCAACATTGGGCCATGAAGATGATTGATGAGGGGGTGGTCAAAGGCTATCGCAAGGGCAAGCGCTCCCATCGCTTGCATATAGATGAGGCAGCGCTCAAGGCTTATCTCAAGGAGGTCAGCGGTGAGTGAGGAGGAACCAAGAGAGCTCATCCTCAACGATCTCCAGCGTGAGATCATTGGCGGGCTGAGGCGGCGTCAGAAGATCATCGCGGCGCGCTGTGGTTGGGGTAGTGGCAAGACGAGCTCGCTCATCTTCGCGCTGTGGTTCATCGCCAAGGTGAGGCCAGGGACAACCTCGCTCCTCATCACCGACACAACACCGCGCTATAACTCTGTCTTGATGCCTGAGATTGAGAAGTGGTTGAAGCCCAGAGGATGGACTTACAACCACACGCTCCACAAATGGACTGACACCCACACGGGCTCCTCTGTGCTCTGTCGCTCCTACTATCGACCTGGGACGCGAGACGCGAGCCACAACCCACTTGAGGGGATCAACGTGACCTCAGGCGTGGCGCTCATTGACGAGTGCCAAACGCTTGGGGCTGAGGTGGCTCACAAAGCGCTAGGCCGCTTGAGGTCTGGCCCCACTCCAACGCTCATCCTTGTTGGGCTCCCTGTGGCTGATGCGTGGTGGTGTCAAATGGCTGAGACTGCGGGGCTCCATCCGCTGCTGTTCACCTCATACGTCAATCAAAACAACCTCAGCTCTGAGTGGTTCGAGGCCACCAAGCTCCTCCCTGAAGATGAGCGTGAGGCGATGGTGATGAATAAGCCAAAGCCACCAAGCGGCTTGGTTTATCAAGAGTTCGACCTCGAGCGCCACGTCATCAGCGACTTTAAATACCGCCCTGAGATGACTGGGCGAATCGCTATAGATTGGGGCTTCAGAAAGCCCTCAGTCTTGATCATCGCCTATGATGAGGAGCGTGAGGCGTCCGTGATCGTCCATGAGATCAATCCACAGGAGGTCACCATCGCGGAGCTCTCAGAGATGATCTTGAGGGTGGCTTGGCCCCGCGCTCATAAAGCTCAAGCGCCAGGTCAGCGGATATGGCTAGACACGGGTGTGGCAGACAAGGCGGGGAAGGCCCGCTCTGACCACACGGGGCGCTCAGCCTTTCGCGAGATGGGGAAGGGCGTTGACCAAGGCGGGCTTGGCCTCCCGCTCAGGAGTACCACCGACCCTGTGAGGGTGGACATACTCAACGGCGTCCAGCGCCTCAAGCGGGCCTTTGCTCGCAACCGCTACCTCATCACCAAGGAAGTCTGGGACAAGGGCGAGCGCGCCATTGGGAACAGCTTGAGGAAGGCAATCATGAGCTACGCTTGGGACACCAAAGAGCAGCCAAAGAAGGATGGGCGTGAGGATCCGCTAGACGCTCTGAGATATGACTGCATCTTTCACTATTGGGCTGACGAAGTGGCCCGCTCCTCATATACTCCAAGACGTAGACCCAACCGCGACAAGCGCGCTGGCATCTCCACCAACTCAAGGAGCTTCTGATGGCTGACCCCACCCTCACCCCTGGCCTTGCTGACAAGGTGCTCGACCCCAACAACTTGGTGGCGGTTGTCACCGTGGGCCTCCTCTATATGATGTGGAAGTTCATGAATCGCCGCTTTGACTTGGAGCGAGAGGAGCAGAGCGAGATCATTAAGCGGATCGAGGAGCTTGACCGCGAGCTCCTCAAGCTTGAGGCCAAGATGGACGCCAAGGATGACTGATCACCCAATGCTAGACCGTGTTGACCTCACCGCTGATGAGCCAGCCATCTCCAACGTGGATCACCCCAACCACTACCATAAGGAGAGCGGCGTGGAGGTCATTGACGCCATTGAGGCTTGGGGCCTTGGCTTCGCTCTTGGGAACTGCGTCAAGTATATCGCCCGCGCAGGTCATAAGCATAACGCCCGCGAGGATTTGCAGAAGGCGCTTTGGTATCTCACTTGGGAGCTCGCCAAGTATGAGGACAAATAGGAAGTCAGTTCCTATTTAAAAGAAAGGCCCTCATGGAGTTCACCATGAAGGCCAATGCTTCCCTCGCCAGGGAAGAACTGTGAGATAGCATGGCGTTCAAGGATTATCAATACTGCTTGACCTGCCTCTCCTATGTGAAGCGCGGCGAGCCTCACCACTACAGGGGGACGCTCACGGTCTGCACCTCCCAAGCTGAGATCGACCTCAGCGCCCTCAAGCCTCGCGCTGAGTGGCCGAAGACTAGCCTTGACAAGTGGCTATGTTATAATGACACTAAGACTGACTTAATGGACTAGCCTGACGACTGATGGAGGACTAACCCCCCGCTCATCAGAGGGCTCATGAGAAAGCTCGATTATCAAGCTGACACAGATGAGGCGCCACGTCACATGAGGGCGCTCCATCCTCGTTTCTCTGTGAGGGGGATCACAGGAACGCAGCTCAGCGGCGGGATGATCACAGGCTATGAGCGCAACGCGCAGCTCACAGGGCTCAATTGGGTTCGTGAAGCTGAGGACATGCTCAGGACTGACCCCGTGGTGAGGCGCTCTTGGCATATGCTCCGTCAGACCCTCCTTAGCGCTACTTGGCGATGGGAGAGCGCGATGGATGGGAACCCTATCTGTGAGGAGCTCGCCCGCTTCGCTAATGAGGCTTATGGCTTCGATGGGTACGCTGGGCAGATGAGCCAGTCATGGGAGGAGCAGCTCAGCTATCTCCTTGAGTTCGTCCCGCTTGGCTATCGCTACGCTGAGGAGGTCTACAAGGTAGGCCCTGACGCTGAGGGCAAGATCAAGGTTTGGCTTGAGCAATACGCCGACCGCGAGCCAAGCGCTCATCTCCGTTGGCTGAGCCGTGACAATCAACAGCTTGATGGGGTGCTCCAGCATGTGGTGGGCGTGGGCAAGGTTCCAGAGCCTATCCCATCCAACAAGCTCCTCCTCCTCACCCTCAACCGCACAGGCTCCAACTTTGAGGGGAGCGGGATGCTGCGGCCTGTTTGGTGGTGGTGGCGTACCAAGCAGAAGGTCAGCAACCTCATGTGCGTTGGCGTTGACCGTTGGGCTGTCCCCACGCCTCGCGTCAAGGTTGACCGCTCCGTGGCTGAGATGCAGGGGCTCACAGACTCAGATATCAACGCGATGATTGATGATGCTGAG